CTCCGCTATCACCTCGCTAACAGGTATGATGCCGGATGGTACACTACCACCAGGGGCAGATCCAGGCGATGGAACTGGTCCAGGACCTCTTGGACAACCAGGAGTTATTACGCCTTTTGAAGAACAAACACTAGCTCAGATGCAGTCTGAATTGGTTACAGAAGCCTATGGCACTAAGATGCCACAATGGCGTGCAGCCGATAAAGACGGTGGAGCTATGGATGACTTCAAAGGTCAAACAAACTAACGTTTAGCATGACGACACTACAAAAGTTTGTCATGCTATATACCAAATAAACCCGCAGGTCATCGTGGCATTAAATCGGACAACGACCTATTAACCTAAAGGAACAACTATGTCAGAACAAGCATCTCCAGTTGTGCAGGATGCAGTGGCTCAAGCAGCTTTCAATATGGAAGCTCAAGGAACCCCAGCCCCTACACCAAGTAATACAGTGGCCTCGTCTCAGTTCGTAGAACAAAAGACATACACTGAAGAAGATTTAAAGCGTGTACGTGAGAATGAAAAAAACAAACTCTATGACACAATCGAATCTTTAAAAGGAGAAGTAAATCTTCTAGCTAAAGATCGTGAAGATCGTCTTGCTGAAGCAGAACTTTTACGCAAAGCTGCTGAAGAAGAAGCTCGTAAAAAAGCTGAAGAAGAGATGAGCACACGTGAGCTACTTTCTCTAAAAGAGAAAGAATGGCAAGCACAGCTTGAAGAAGTTAAGCAGGAAAACGCACGCAATCTTGCGTTAGTTGAACGTGAAAGACAGTACGCTGCTCTAGTTGAGTATCGTAATCGTCGAGTTCAAGAAGAACAGGATAATATTATCCCTGAGCTTGTAGATCTAATCTCAGGAAATACTCCTGAAGAGATTGAACAGAGTATTACTGGACTTAGAGACCGATCCTCTAAGATTCTAGATTCGGCACAGAGTGCTTTAAGTTCTGCCCGTCGTGAGATGGTAGGAACAAAGCCTACTTTGCCACCAACCATGGAAAACAATTCGGACCAACAACAGTTTACAGCGGAACAAATTGCCGCAATGTCGGTTACTGAATACGCAAAAGTTCGTGATCGTCTCGGAATGGGACGAGGAGCGGACAAAGGAATCTTTGGTTAAAACTAAATAAAGTACCCCCCAAACATATATGAACAAGGAGTAACACCGACATGGCATCAGCCGTAACAGGTACCGGCAATCTTGCCGCTGCACCTACAGCGTATTCTGGCGCAAACAGCCAGCTTACACAAGCAATTCAGACCATCTGGTCAAAGGAAATCCTATTCCAGTCAATGCCAATTCTTCGCTTCGAACAGTTCGCTGTTAAGAAGACTGAACTTGGCGTCGCACCTGGTCTACAGATTAACTTCATGCGTTATAACAACCTCGGATTCGCTTCAGCTCTTGTTGAAGGCGTCCGTATGTCAACAAACGCACTAACAGCACAACAGTTCTCAATTACTGTTGCAGAGCACGGATATGCAATTGCAGTATCTGAGCTTCTACTTAACGCTTCCTTCGATGACGTAATGGCTTCAGCTTCACGTCTTCTTGGTCGCAACATGGCTCTCTATCTTGATGGCCAGGCTCGTGACACCCTCATGGCTGCTTCATCTGTAATCTACGGTGAAGATCGTTCAGGCCTATACTCAACAGCTTCTAACGCTGCTGGTAACAACCTTTACGCATATGGCACAAACGGTACATCACGTGCTTCTATGACAGGTAACTACTTCCTCTCAACACGCACCGTTAAGGATGCAGTTGAGACACTTGCTACACGTAACATTCCTCGCCTTGGTGAGACATACGTTGCGTTCGTACACCCACACCAATCACGTCGTCTTCGTGATAACTCAGAGTTCATTGAAGTAACCAAGTACGCAGCTCCAGGTAACTTCATGCTCGGTGAAATCGGTCGTCTATATGACACAGTATTCATTGAGACAACTCAGATCTCAAAGGTAACAAACGGTGCAGGTACTGGTTATACAACTGATACAGCTGTAGATCCAGCATCTATCGTTTACCCAACTGGTGGAGGTTACACATCGCCAGTAACAAAGACCGGTAATGGTAACGCAGATCGTTACTCAGCTATCTTCATTGGAGATAACGCATTCGGTCACGCAATTTCACTTCCAGTAGAACTCCGTGATGGCGGTATTCTAGACTTCGGTCGTGAGCATGCGCTTGCTTGGTACGCAATTTACGGTCTAGGTCTAATCACTGACCAGTCTGTAGTTATCGCAGAAACCAACTAATTTAATACCGGGGGAGGCAGTAGCCCTGCCTCCCCTATCTAAAAAACAACTATAAGGAGAACACTAATCGTGTCAAAAGCAAAAGTATCAGACGTTACAGGACGTCAACGTGAAGAGCAGATTAAGGCAGTGGCTGAACAACAAGCTGCTCGTGCAAATGAAATTTCTATGGCAACTCGAGTCCAAGAATATAAGGACGAAGTTGAAGTCACAGATGTGACAGAAAATCCAGCGGCACCAACCATTATTGATGAAGTAGAAAGCGTTGGTGTATCACTAGCTGATGATTCAGTAGTAGTACGCCTTGCAGAAGATATTGATCAAATGGTCTTTGGTGCAGGTAACTTCTACTCATTTAAAGCAGGTAAGAAATACAAAGTCCCTAAGGCACTTTCTATTCACCTTGAAGAAAAGGGTTACCTATCTAGTCGTTTGTAAGAGTAATACATTTACTCTATAGTCCGCTCAACTCC